AAGTATTAACTAACACAATTGAAAAAAGTTAGATTAGTATTTTAAAAAAAATTTGTAGAAAAAATGACTCCAATATCTCCAATATCTCCAATATCTCCAATCATTTTTTGTTAGATTTGACTATTTTCTTTCTAGGTTTTTTCTGCTTCTTTTTACTTTCCTGAAACATTATTTCTAATAGTATTCTTTTGTGGTCGGCCATAAGTGTGGCGTGGTCTCCCTGTGAGTATTCTGTTTGTTTTGCTAACACTTTCTTTCGTAGGATGTTACCAGCCCCTAGCCCTTTGCTAAACTCTCTGTTAGGGTTTATCTTACCGTAATACTTGCGTAGATTCTTCAGTTGTGTAGGTGTAATTGATTCTAACTTTTTTTTTTCTACCTTCTTCACAACTTTCTTTCTAGGCTTTTTCTCTTTCTTATCCTTATCCATATGGCTCTGGTCGGCGGACTTGGTGACTTTCTTTTTTTTCTTCTTGGGTGCTTCAGCACCTTTGCCTGCGTCTTTGCGTCTTATGGCTTCTCGTATTACAGAGTCAGGGACATTCATCCCTCTCTTTTTCATTTCTGCTTTCAGTAAATCAAACTTTGAAGACATATAATATATATGAGATTATTTTTGTATGGCTAAATCTTTACGAGTTCCAAATATTCTTTTAACTTTCTTTGCTGGATTAAGAGGGTCAAATAATAAAGTTCCTTGTTCTACAGGCACATCACGGAGTGTGGCCTTTCTATAGTTTGGAGTGCTAGCATCTGGTATTACACGACCACTACTAGCATCATACTGGACGCTAGGTCTAGGGTCTTGAAATGATTCTTTAGCCTGTGCTGCCCCTGCCTGTCCTCCAAAACTACTAGATGCTTGGTTAGCCGCCATAAATGCGAAAACACTTTTAGCCTTATCTACCTGTTCTCCATAAGACCCAAAAGTCTCACCCATAGTCATATCTTCATATGATATAATGGCTCCTTTATCTAATGCGTGAGTCTTTGGCGGAGTTTGATGGAAAATACTAACCTCCTGACCGCCAATAGTAGTAACAGTTCCACCCAAAAATACAGCGTCTGTATAGCCTTTAAGTGCTTTAGTCCTTTTTGGTTTATCTCCAAATGTTAGAGGTCTATCATATCTTTCACCAATTTTAAATATTCCTTTTTCTCCTTTTGGTCTATACAATAGGGCTAGATTCATTTTACCACCCTGATATTCTCTAGTGCCTTCAATACCATAGACTTTTTGTGCCTGACCTTTACCTTTTACATCCTGTAATTCAGCGGCGGCTTCTGCCTGTATATTTTCAAACTCTTTCTTACCTGCTTGGAAACGCTGGACCAAGTTAGCAACAGCATCGCTTACATCAACACCTTCTATGGCTCTCAATTGTTCCTGAATATTTGGTGCTGCTAACTGAATACCTGTTCTTCTTAAAAATTCATCCAGTCTATCAAACTCTGGATTCTCTCCTACAGGTCCTCCTACTGTTAGATATTGTGTTAGTACTCTTTTAAATATTTCTGTGTCTTCTGGACTTCCACCTTTCTCTATAAACTGTGTTACCAATTCACTAACTTGATTAGTTCTCTTACCTGCTATAATGCTAGCCTTGGCTTCTAAACCAAAATATTTTCTTAATTTGGCGGCTTGTAACTCTTTCTTTTGAGACGCTGGGTCATCTGCTAACTCTGCCTTTCTTTCTGCTGCTGATGCTTTGTCTGCTTGACTCTGTGCCTGTCTGGCTGCTTCTATTTCAGGTGGTAATGTCTTTTCACCTAATACCTCATAATCTTTTAACATTAATTTTATTTCTTCAGGAGTTCTAGACTCTTTGGCTAACAACTTATTAATTCTATCTCTGGCTCTCTTTCTAGCCTTTTTCTCTGCTGCCGCTGACTTCTTGGCTTTTTCTTGTTTGGCTGCTTCAAACTTTTCACCTAGGATTCTCTGCCTTTCTATCTTTTGTTCTGGTGTGAGTGATGCTATAAATTCATCGTGTAAGCGTTTGGCTTCCATCGCTCTCTCTTGTTCGTCTTGAAACTTATCTAATGCTTTCTTTACATCTGCCTGTCTTGTTTTTTCTCTGGCTTTAAATGCTTCATCACCTAGTTGTAAAGTATGTTTATCAGTAAAGGTAAAAGTTTCAGGGTCAAATTTTATAGAAGATAATAATTCTTTATCTTTATCACTAACACCACGCAGAGATTCTCTTACTTCTTCCACATCATCTGCGGAAAATGTTAGTTGACCTCTTCCAACTTTTTTTTTGATTTTATTATTTACTATTTTCTTTATTACATTCTCTGCTGCTGTTCTCCTTCTTTGTCCTTCCTGTGCTTTCTTTTTAGCGTCTAATGCTGCTCTGTCGCTTTCACTTAACCTAGCCATCATAGCGTCGCTCTTGGCTCTAGCCTCTGCTAACTTCTGGTCTTTGATAGCCTGACGAAGTGCGGCAGCCTTTTCAATAGCATCGCTGGGTGGAATTACTTTATTTGATGGCTCTGTTGTTTTTTCTAAAACTTGATGAAAATCAAAACCTTCCACATCTTCACCCATACCAACATATAGGGCTTTGGTTAGACCAATACTACCACTAGCAATAGCAAAACTCATATCAGCCTGTGTATCGCTAGCATCAACATAAAATCTATTTTTACCCTTTAATGCTAACGAAGCATTATAATTTTGATGTGAGTGTTTTGCTTCACCTAAACTAATCGCAACTGATGAATGTTTAAAATTATCATTTGGTTTTACTAACACGGCTGATGGTGAGTTACTATATAAACCAGAAGAGTTAGTATATTTATTAGCCATATCACCTGCGAGTCCTGCTACCGCTGGTGTAACTTGCTCTTGATAATTCTGTAAATCTAGATTAGACAGACCTTTTCTATCAATACCAGCAATAAGTAAATTATGTGTAATCTGTTGAAAGTTTTGAACTGAATTATCTAAAAATGTATCTCTAACTAAATCTAAAAATTTTTTTTCTAAATTACTCTTTAACTTATCTAACTCCATTTCAGTATTCAATACCGATGTAAATTGTGATAGAAAGATTGGAAAACTAGTTAGTTCCCTTTTATCAATAAATACCGCTAACTCAAAAAAAACCTTTTTCACTAGTTTCATAGTTGAATCTAAATCACTAACTGCTTTTACCTTTTGTGTTTTGGGTGTTACCATACCTAGGGCATTTTGTCCGTTGATGGCTAAATCCACACTAGTCGCCATTAAACCACTTACTCTATCACCTAACAACTCTGGATTTTCTTTCATCTCATCTAATGATAAAACTATATCACTAACCATATTTTTCAAACCATTAAAATTATCTACTCCTTCTTTGGTATATAAAGCAAACTCATCTCCTATTTCAGCAAAGTTAGTTAGTGCCTTTACAGAAAAATATGTTTTCTCTCTTCTTTTTTGTGTAACAGATGACTTAAAATGTTTTACTAACTTTTTATCTTTCTTAACTGGCTTACTACCAAAATTCCAAGTAGCAAATACATCAGTTCCCAGAGACATATGTAAATATTCATAATAGTCGTTACCATTATAGGCTGTTTCATCTATACCACACAACGAACTAATATTTTTTGATAAAGAAACATATTCACTTACCCTATCTGGATGTAATGCTAAAAACTCACCCCACAACGCAGACCTCGTCACATCATCAGGTGTTTGTAATCCTGTAGTTAGTACATATGCCTCAAACTCTGCCGTAACTTTTTCTCTTTCTGTTGCTAATTTTTCTAGAGATAGTAAGTTAGATTTATATACAGAATAATTAGATATACCACCTAATAAAATACTAATACTTTTCATATAACTAGCCACAACTATATTGTAGGCTTCATATATAGTCTCTGCTTTTTTAGATAACTCTCTAACTTTTTTTTTTTCTAACTTTTCAAATAAATCACTATCTTTTAATGAATCTAACAAAGTTTCAAAATCCTCACCATATGTGCGAAAATTTGACTCGTTATATCTTTGTGGTTGTTGGTCTGGTAAATAGTTATGAAAAAGTGGTGAAACCTTATGTAATAGGACATTCATTTTCGCTGTTCCTAGTGAAGGCACAGCATCACCACCCATAGCCTTAAAATATGCTTGTGCGGATTCAGGTATCTCTTTGCGTCGTTGTTCTGTAAAATTTGGTGTTTCAATTGCTTTAGCAAATGCTTTCTGTTCTTTAATAGTTTCTCTAATAGTTTTTACAGTTTGCTTCATCGCTCTGGCTCCTCTTATTCCTGTATTGATACTGTAAGCATCATCTTCGTCACCTTCGGCAATAGGATAAACATTTGTATTTATGTATGCCTCTACTTTAGCATACAATTGGTCTTTAGCATCAAATAACACCTGATTACCATATACAAAACAGGCAAAATAAGTATTAGGGCGTAATGGTGTTCCTCTAAAATCAATTGATGCGAATACACTAGCCATATCATTTACAAATTGATTTATCATTCCAACACTTTGACTAAAGTATTCAGCAGAGAATGAAAATATTTTAGCAAAACTTTCAGTTAGTGGAGAATTAGCACCCATTATACTTTCTGTATCTAACCCTTTCGCAGATATCATATATTCACTAAATGGTATTTTCATAAATTCTCTAAATGTATCTATCACAGCGTCTAACTCTCCAACTCCAAATCCAGTCTCTGTAATTCCGTTAGTAGCAGTTCTAACTAAATTAGCAAATTGAGTTTCATTTACACCTCGTCCCTGTGAAGTAATATCTAAATATCCAAGTTCGTGGAATACCTGTCTAGATACACCCTTTTTAATTAGTTCCATAATCATAGATAAATTTCTAAATTGTGGAGAGTTAAAATCAAAGGAGGTGGCTCGTTCCTGTGGGTTTAAATTATAAAGTAAATGTGTTTTTGCTAAAAACATACATACAGTTCCTAAAGCATATGCTTTTCCTACAAAATTTTTACCTTCTGCTCCTAACAAATATGCTTCTTGTGCTTTTAAAATTGTTAGCATATTTTTACCAGCCATATATAAAACACCGTTAGCACCATCTAAATCTTTGCTTCGTAGATTGTTTTTTACTTCTGGAACAATTCTAGGAATAAATTGGTTTTTTCCTATTTTCGGCATATCTTTGCCTCCTAATGTTTTAGGGTCAATTGATGCTGCCTGACTTTCAGGACCTTTTGCTGTGCTGCGTTTTGCTACTACAATAGAATAATCAGGAAGGGCACGAAGATATTGAAGAAATGGTTTTAAATCACCGTATGGTGATGGTTTATTATTTTCAATACCTTTATTTAAAGTTCTAACAACATCAGTTAATTGCTTTCCTATTTCTTTATACCTTCCTATGGGGTCTGTTTGTTCTTGAATATAATTATCCATTTGTTTAGTGTTAGCAAAACCTCTAAAAAATAATTTTGGAAACTCTTGTAAGGTAGCATATATTTCGGTATTAAGTGCTTTATTGACTGTGCCTAACTCCTCGGCTATAGCATCGGCGGCTTCTGTGTTACTCTGTAGGACAGGCAGATATGGAAACATAGTTCTAAAAAACTGGAATACATCTGGTAAGTCAGCAATTAACTCCACATATTTTTGAATCATCGGCATAAATTTGTTAGCCTTATATAATTTGTAGGTTGGTGTATCAGCACCTTGAAAATCATTATGTTTAAAATTTTTTAACATATCAGCGACAAGACCTAACCTATCTGCGATATTCTCTACTTCATCTTTACTCTGGTTTTTTCTGGTAGCCGCTATCACAGCAGCCAGACCCTGAAAACCTGTAAAGGTTAGCATAGTAATTTCAAATACTTGTTTGACGGCTTTTTGAAATGCTGCTTTTCCTCCAGAACCAACTGCTCTATTTGGTTGCTTTAAATCTGCTTCTAACTGTGCTATATCTGGTGCGTCTTCTGCTAACTTACCTAGATATCCACTAAATAATATTATAAACTCACTAGGAGGAGTCATAGGATTCAACAACAACGCATATAGTTGTCTATCTTTAGGACTCATAAGTGTGTGGGCTAGTCTTTGGAAAGCGGCGAATGGACTAGAATCGTCACTTTGTATGGCTATAGTAAATTTTTTACTCATTTGTTAGATGTATATATTTAGAAAAGATAAAAAGATAAAAAAAAATTTAGATTAATAACTAACTGTTACTTGAGTTCCTTGAGGTGTAGATTTTACATTAGCAACACGGCTAACCATCATAAAATAATCCACTTCTAGTGCCTGTGTATTATCTACAGCAATATTACCTACAGCATTTTCAGCACTAGGGTTAGCCATAGTTGCGTTTGGAGTTCTTCTATACTTCCAAATAATTGGGTAGGCACCGATTTGACGACCACCACCTACAATAACAGGCTCTCCATTAGTTAAATCAAGACAAAGAGGTTTATACTGTCCTAATAAACCGTCAGCAGGGTCTGCTAACCTAGTATTGACTGTATTTTCATCATTAAAGTAGCAGGGTCTTTGGACTTTTAAATCCTGTCCTAGACAGTTAGACGCTTCGTCATACTGACTACAAGGATTCCATTTATAATCCTGAAAAATATCAACACCATCAATATTAACATTATATTCCTCTTGATTAAGTCCTGTAATACGACCGTTCAAGAAAACTCTATTTTCCTGAAGATTACGGCCAAAGTTATCGGCTCCAGCATTATTTACAGAGTTAGTAAATTTTCTACACATATAAACTTTATGGACTTCTTTATTATCAGCACCAATTCTGTGCTCTACACTTTGAGTTACATTAGCAACGGCAGTAGGAATATTCTTTTCAACTTTAATAATATCAAAGAAATCTAACCTTAAACCACCCTGTGCGTTAGTCTGGGCTCTGGCTTGTGCCTGAACTTCACTAGGATATATAATATAATCAACCTGTAACTTAACATCACTAAACTGAATAGCACCACTCTGGGCGGCTTGTCCTGCGTTAAGGGTATTAACAGCAGTAGGGACTTGCTGGTTAGTCATAGAAATGTCGTTAGCAAAGGCTGGGGCATCCTCAAATTCAATAGTGATGAGTATTCTGTATTCTTGGAATAAGAATAGAGGAATAGAACGATTTTTGAGGCAGGGTAAAATTACACCTAGTGGAATACCATACTGAACTACATCATTTTCTAGACTCTTAAGTGGTATGGAGTTAATGTGTGCGTGAGTCTGGTCTCTAATGTTTCCAAAGTGTGTGCCTGATTTACGGTTATCATATAAAATGGAACCTTTACCAGAACTAATATTTTCGGTAGGGTCATATACATTACAGGTTTTGGTGTGGTAAGAATTACCATAGTAATGACCTGATACCTGATTTCTTGTGCTTTCATTTTGTCCCATTAAGTTAGTTAATGAGGCTATTCTTCCAATATCTACTGTATCATTTAATATATAATCTCCAATCTGTAAAGTGGCCCTTTTTATAGCAAGTAAGGCACCTAAAGCACTACCAACCCTTAATTGATTGTTAGCCTGCTGTGTCGTCATCTTAAAAAGGAGAACAGAATTCTGGTCTAGATATCCTGCTGCGTCTAATCTAAATACTTTACGAGTGGAGGCCGATGTAATAGGCTCAAGGGTATCACTCCTAATATCCATATTCATAGGAGTCATATCCACAGAGTAGTCAAATAATCCCATTTCTTGTGATTGTCCTGCGTCGTTCATTTGAGTAGGTATATAATACTAAATTATATTTTTTTTTTTGACTTTTTGTTAGAATTCTTTTTAATAAACATTTTTTCAATATCTTTAGGATTAGGTTTTTTTAATTTATGAAATGGATGCTCTTTGTCTAAACAACTAGCACACATTTTTAACATATCTACAGTTGGTTTCTTTTTCAAGTCACCCTGTGGTTTGATAATTTTATTATTAACCATATTACTATATACTAATATAATTATTTTTTATACTTTTTGACTTTACCTGTGGATTTCTTTTCCTTGATAGCCGCTTTTTTTTGGGCTGGGGTTAATTCGCTCATAGTGGTTGGAGTTTTTTTATTTACTCTTTTAGTAGGACGAAATATAGTTCCGCCCTCCTTATATGTTTTTTTACCTTTTTCGGTTCTCCAATCTTCCTTGAACCATCTTTTTAACCCTTTACCAGAATCTTTTTTGCCTGAATACTTTCCACCCATTTTTTTATAGGCTTTGACGACCAATCCTGACCTATAGGCGGAATGTTTCATATGGCTATATTTTGCTTTGGCTTTAGCATATAATGATTTGTTAGTTGGTTCAGGCATTATTTGTTTATATATATCTAACAAATATTTTAGTAAATTACCTGAACTCCCTGTGCCGATGTCTGGATTACTCTTTTACTGAATACAAATGTGTTGATTCTTAACACATCTGCTCGTGTTCCAGAGAACTGTAGGCGGATTTCAGGTTCAGCATTTCTTAAATCAAATACAAAACCATTTCTCGCTAACTCTCTGGCTATTAAAAATGTATTGGTGTATCCATTTAAATCACTAAACTCATTATTACCTAAACATAATGGCTGTTTTCCTATGGAATTCCACGCCTTGTTTAGTTCGTTAAGAGTTAGCACTTTATCACCCTTGGATTGTGGATTGTATGACCTTAATGGATACAATCTATTATTTATAAAATAAACTATGTTATTTAACTTAACTTTATCATCTTCAGGTACTAATCCACTATAATGAGATTTAGCATTCTTGGCTAACTCTCCAGTTGTATCAAACATTACGGAAAACATCGCTAATGCTTTACTGGCTACAGAATTGATAGGAACCTGATGACGCAAGGCACCAGTAGGAACATTATCAAGAAAAAGTTCATAACTTGTAAATTCATAGTTAATTCCTTTGGCTAGACTAGCCATTACATTAGGTGGTGGTGTAATCTGTAAAAGTCTATATTCTACTTTCTGTAATTTGTATGATACAGCCTGACCTGCGTTAGCAATTCTAATGTAAAAGTTATTAGCAGTAGTATCAATATCTTGTGCTGAAATATTACCAGTCATAGTAACTTTAACAAATTGATAAACTGTTTTTCCATTTACTACACTAGCAGCACCATCTACTTCCACAGCAGCAATAGTCAATTCACCAGCGGCGGCGACTACATTACCCGTATGGTCGTAGATTCTTAAAATATTACCAACAACTAAACCAGTAGCGGCAGCACTTTCAAAGCCATTATTACCACCAGCATCTAGCCATAAATCGGCGGTATTTTGTGCGATTACAGCGGCTCCAGCATTATCACCTTTAATGCTGTATCCACTAGTGGCTACATCACTAACTAAATCTACAGCACTCGTAAGTTGTGAGTTATCGGCTCCTGCTGGAATTTGGATTTCACCCATTACCTTAACTAGGGCTTTTTCGTTTTCTGCTAAATCAATCTCAATTCTTAAGCCTCCAAGATTGAGGATTGGAATTAATTTTTCTTCATCAAAAGCACCTAACAAACCTGATTTAATAGGACACATAAATCTAGTGGTAGCATATTTAGCATTACAGGCGACATCAACGGCAGACAATCTAGAGTTTTCTAATTTACCAGCAGTAGCCAAAACTTGACTTTTTGGAACAGCGGCGTTGTTAGCATCACCTACAATATTATAACCAAATGCTTTACAGGGCTCACCAACTCCCTGCTTGGTTTGAATATCGGTTTTATCATCAAAAAGATACTGATGCTCTACAGCCCTCCACTGTGAATAATTCTGTAACGATTCTAACAAAACACCAGTTTCTTTAGAATAGATATTGATAGAATCAAATAAACTATGAACTCCTGCTCTAGGGTCAAATGTAACCGAAAGATTGTTAGGTGATGTATTTAAAACATCTAGTACTAAATATGAATCTTTCTTAATATAGCCTAGTTCAGGCTCTACATTAATAATAATTTTCTGTCTGGGTGAAAATTGTTCGCCATTTTCTGGAACAATACTAACAAATTGAGAAGACGCTCCTGCGACAACTTGATTATTGGTTAAATCGGTAGCCATATTGAATGATATAATTTAACTATATATTTTTTTTTCCAGAAATATATATTAGATTAATATAATAATGCCGACTCAATCATCTTTAATTCAAAATCAAAACACAACAGACATCTTTTGGGATAGAGGATTACAAAAACTAGATGCCCTAACAACAACTCTGCCTCTAACCTATACTTTTCATTTTTCCTGTATCAAAATATCCTGTTATTCTGTAGAAACACATCTACGACTAACTTGGTTAGCACAACCATCAAAGTTTTTAGCACAGTCTCTAACAGTTAGTAATGATGGACTTTTCTCTATTGCCGCAGAACACGCTATGACTCCTAAAAATGTGTGGAGTCGTATTATAGAACCAGATGTGTATCAGTTTTTTACAATACCTGTGCTGGGTGAGTATGGAACTCTTAAGATAGAAGCAGTAGATGCTAACGGCACTTTGTTAGGGGCTCTTCCACAACATTCTTATTACTACTTGAAAGTGTTAAAGAGTTTTGCTAGTGATTCAGTCAATCCAGATGGATTAGTATGTTAGTAAAATATTTGTTAGATTATTTTTAAAAATAAAATCTAACAAAATAATATATCATAAATGCCTCATATAATACCAATCGCTCAAAAGCCTAACTCTCAAGAGTTTGATAATCTACACCTAGATGCTTCAGGACAACTCAAGGTAGTCTGTGAAAGTAGTTTGCCGACTGGTGCTGCTACTTCTGCTTTACAAACATCTGGAAATTCTACTCTAACTAGTTTAGATGGTAAAATAACAAAAGGTAAAGATGCTACTGCCGCTGGTGCTGAATTACAACAAGTTCTAATATATGGTAAAAAAGATGATGGAACTTTACAACCATTAGAATGTCTAGGAGATAGATTATTAGTAGATGTTGTGGAATTAGCGGCAAGTGGTAAAATCACAGCCTCTACTGCCTTGGCTTCAGTTCAAGTTTGCGGATATGATGATACATCAACTAAATTTAAAACCTTAAATGTAGATTCAGCAGGACAGCAGTATGTATTAGACCAACAGGGAAGATTTGGTATGATAAGTGGTACTAACGCTCAAACAACTCTCGGCGGTTCTATTACCGAAACCAAACAAGTCATTAACTGTGGTCTTGATGACCCTGTTAATGCTACTAAAATAACTCCTATGAAAGTAGATGACGCAGGTCATTTACAAGTTGATGTAGTTTCTATGTCTGGTGGTGGTGATGCTTCGGCTGCTAATCAATCCACTATGATAACTCATTTAAGTGAGATTGAGGGTGCTGTGGAAACAATAGAAGGTTGTGTTAGTAATAATAAGGTTGCCGTAGAACTTTCGGCAGGCGATATCAATATTGGTAATGTTGATATAGTTAGTGCCTCTGGTATTACACAATTACCAACTACATTAGGACAAAAAGTAAATTCAAATTCACTTTCAGTTTGTAGAAGTAGCACAGTAGGGGCATTTGATTTAAGTGCTAGAACCACAATAGGAACTGCTAGCACTTCCACCAAATTATCCTGTGATACTGCTGGTGTGTTAAATGTAAAGTCCGCTGTAAATACATCTAGCGGCGGTTACTCTAATACCACAACTATTGCTAGTGGTGCTTTGGGTCACACAGAAAGTTTATCGGCTGATAATACATTTGCTAATGTATATTTAATGGTTGATACTGCTGATAGTGGTGTGGTAGAAGATACTTATGTTATGGTAGCACGACAAAATACCGCTACGAGTGATTATTTCGTCCATACTAAAATTGTTCCAACAGGTGGCCTTGGTAATGGACCACAAGACATAGAGTGGATACCATTAACTGGAACTACTAGATACTATGCTCGTGTGTTTATAGAAAAGCCACCTGAATTTATTGCTATCTATAATGGTGGATTTGGTAATAATAAAATTGCTGCTCTTTACAACTATGGTTTAGAATAGCCTTTTATATGAGATTCATCTCCATATACTTTTTCTTGTTTATCCATTTTTTTGTGTTCTAACTTAATTTTATTATTCTGTTGTGTTTTGTTTCGTACTAACACATTCTCCATACTTTCATAAAAATCATTACCGTAAATATTGATAAGATGTTTAACCCTGCGGCATTTAAGGCAAAAATGACTGGTAAAGAGATAATCATCGCTTTTCTCGCACAAAATACAATTGAAAGGCATATTATATTAGGAGATTTTTTTTCTTTTAAAATTTTCAAAAAATACTAAACTATATCTAACACCTTCATACGGTTCTACATAGTGTGTGTATTTACTACCATCAAATATAACAGGATAATCTCTAGCGTCTAACTTTATGATTGACCCATTTATATCTATACAAGTTTTTCCACCAGTATAATCACCCATAGCCACTAACACACTACGACCACAGTTTTTTTTATCTTTATGAGGATTACATCTAAAGTTAATATTTATTTGTATAGAGTCCCATACTCTACCTTGAAAGTATAATCCAGAAAATTCTTTAAAGACATCAAGCAAGTGAGGGTATTCCGTCCAAGCCACCGAACGATATAAATTGGAGTTAGGGTCAGGCTCTTTAAAAATGTTAGGCGGTTTTTTGTAGGTAAGTCCATATAATACTGAATAGGATTTTTTATTTATTATTCCTATCTTACGACGGTCAGTAGATTGTATGAATCTAACTTCTTTGATATATTCAGTTAGTAATGCTAAATCCTCATACCAATTTCCACTAAATACCATTTGATTTATACCTAGAATTTAATTTAAGACCAACGCCCCATTTGTTAGATGTAACTGTTAAAATATCTGGTCCAAATGTTTCAGCCATTATTTCGGCATTTTTAATCATTTCCTCTTTTCTTTTAGCCTTACCACCTAAAGAACCACAAATTCCACCATCTCCAAATAGTTTAGTTTCCAAGCCATAAGCACCGAATCGTACTAATCCACCATCTCGTAAGAAATGACCTATACTAAAATAAAAATCTTCAAAATGTCCTACCTCTGTTTTTATCTCTGGTAAGTTAGGGTCAAGTATATGACCGTTGAATGCTCCACAGATATAGTTTAGATTAGTTGATATATGATTTTCTTTAAAAAAATATGGGTTTTGATATGGAGTGATACCCCAATAATATAGATTCTTATCTAAAGTAATCATAAAGAATTTTTGTATTAGCGAATCTAACTCTTCTACAGGCTCACCCATATGGACTATATTCTCTATATCGTCATCTACCTGAACTACATAGGTATGATTGTTTTTTCTTTGATATAGTCTTAAGAAGTTTCTAGTATCTTTTATGTTAGAACAATTTGTTAGAACAACTTCATACAAATATAGATTACCTCTTTCAATATATTTATCATACTCTTCCTCATCTTTTAAAAAGATGATTATTCTGGTAGGGTCTACATCACATCTATCTAACATATCTAAAGTAGTCTCATATAGCACATCATATCGTTGGAAACTCGGCACATATACATAGTAGTCTATGTAATCCATTTTATATATTAGTTTGTTAGATTATATTTTTCAAAAATATTTGTCTAACTTTTCACTCCAATATCTCCAATATCTCCAATATCTCCAATCTATTGGATTCCGCCGATACCGCCTGCTCTACTGTGGCTCTGGACTAGGTTAGAGACATTATCGGCTTGTGCGGCTCCATATACTTGCTTGGCGTCTTCTAACTCCTTACCTGTTAGCATTCGGTATGTATCAAATTGTGTGGATGCTTGTTTTTGTTTTACTCCTTGAAATGGGTCGGCTACAGGTCTGGATATACTGGTATTAGGTGTGTAAAGAGTGTTAGCACTCTGTATGTGTGGTGGGGTGACGGCGGTTCCCATACCACCGAATTGACCCATCGCTGGGCTAGGTTTTTGTGCTTTCATAGGTTTTTTGGATGAAGCCATATTAGTACCAGCAGCAGGTTGAATAGAATAAGACATAATGATATATGTTAGAATGATATTTTTTTTTTTAGAAATAAAATCTAACTAATTATTATCTAACAAATTATGAGTGAGGAAATCTTTATTAAAGACAAAACACAGAAAAAAAACATCAAAGCGAAGAAAAAACTATCACAGGCACAACTGGATGGACTAGCCAAAGGCAGGGCTAGAATGGCCGAGAAAAGGGCAGCCAAGAAAGCACAGCAAGACAAAGGCAAAATGGAAAAAGACCTCAAAGCACAACAGGAGAATGCGGCAGTCCAAAAAGAAGAGAGAAGACTAAAAAACAAACATATTAAGTTAGAGAAAGAACAGGAGATTCAAAGAAAATTTACTGAAGCACAGGATAAAAAACGAAATGATGCTATCTCTAGTTTTAGTGAGTTGAAATACAATATTATGGAACAGGCACAGAATTATGATGATTATTTTGAATTCAAAGAAATAATGGATACAGTTAGTGATGATATGATATTAGATTCAAATAAATTATATTCTCATCTAGAAACTCATCTAACAAAATACAAAGTAGAACCTCCATCTAATTCTCATAAACAGAATTTAGAGATGATTATGGAAGAACAAAAGCCATAAAAAAATATCTAACAATATTATAATTATGAGTCACAAATATGATAAAACTAACGATTATAACCTATATCAAATAGACGAACACGACCCTGACCCAAAGAAAAAGGAAAAGAAGAAGACACAAAAGCAAGACCTAACTATTTACCCTATGATAATTGATGAATCTAAACTAAACCAAGGAGAACCTAACTATCCTCTTTCATCTCCAGTCCATCTACATTTGGTTGTAGGTAGAGTCAAAGCAGGTAAAAGTCTATTAGTATCTAACTTATATTTGAGTGAAAGATTCTATAAAGATGATTTTACTACTAGAATCCTAATATCTACCACAGCCTATAATGACGCTATCAATCAGCATCTAATCAAAGAGTTTGATTTTATCTTTACAGAATACAGCGAGGAATTGTTAGATGAGATTGTGGGAATGATTGAGAGTGATGAAGGAGATGGTAGATTTTTAATTTTATTTGATGATATAATTGGTAATGTAAATTTTAGTAGAGGTAAAACAGATGCTATAAGTTCTCTAATCACAAAGTTTAGACATATTGGAAATGGTGAGATAGAAGGTAAATTAAGTTTATGTTTAACTACACAGTATTTTAAATACATTAGTACAATTGCTAGAAATAATGCGACAGCCTATTATATTATGGGAACCTTTCCTGAAGGAGAATTAAAAAAGATGGCGGAGAGTTTAAGTTTTTTTGGTGGAGGTGATAAGGAGTTTTTTGAAATATTCAATAGGTCTAGAGTAGATGAATATGATTTTACCTACTTATCTGTAGAACATTTAGAAGCGAGGAGAAACCACGATGAAATCATATGGAGTAAAAAGGAAGGATGGGCCAAGCCGTGGAATCCAAAGGGCGACCCTATGGAAGAAATCAAAGGCACACAAAAGGGTGTAGATGATAAAGTAGATAAAGTGGATAAAGTAGATGATAATAATGAATCTTAAATTTGTTAGAATTGTTTCTAACTTTTTTGAAAAAAAAAAAATATACTAAATGTATACTATGTCCTATCAAGATAAGATAAATCAGTTTCAGGCTGGCCTAGGGTCACAGGCTGATGCTTTCAATAGTGCTATGAATAACTGGAAAACACAAAGCGAAAACTTTGCTATGAGTAAAGTAGGAGCCCACGCCGAGTATATGGCCCAGTTAGGTGGAACTATAGCAGGAGCAAGTGCGGCAGCACACGGTGCCTTTCATCTCGCCAAAAAAGCCTATAAGGCCAGACAGATGAGACAAACCACAGGAGGGAATAACCCCGAACAAGTTAGCAAATCTACGGCAGAACACACGGACGCCACAACCGCAGAAAATCAACAGAGAGCCACCAGAGAGTTTGACCCAGCCAGCGAGGGGAAACCAATAGACGAGCAACCTATGGGTCAGGCACAGGAATTGAGAACTTCAGTTAGACAAAACATTCAGGATGCTGATGATGCCGCTTCAAGGCCAGCAGGTGTGAGTGATTTAGATGCTACAGAGGATAGATTAGTACGATTGGGGGCAGATGATACAAAGCAAGCGGCCGAGGGTGGTGCTAAACCATTTAGACCTACAGCACAACCAGACGATGATTTAGGAGATGTAGAAGGGACATTTTCTAAAAACTTTGGCGGTGGTAGTGAAGATTTTGGTTCTTTTGTTTCTAGACAAACAGCAGACCAAGCCCAAGCCTTACGAGCAGAGGCTAGACCAGATGTAGACCCACGGTTTACAGGAGACACAGCAAGACCACCACAGGCTGATGACCTTTCTAACATTCAGGATAGACTAGCACAACAAACTAAACGATTTAGACCTACTAACGACGCATATGCTGAAAAAGTTAGAAATCAAAGAACTACAATTGAAACCACACCAGAAGGCGACCAAAAAGCCGCTAGTGCGTTGGAAGATATACAGGGACAGGCTAGAGATGAGGAAGTGGCTAGAATATATGGAGGCAGTCAGGATGTAGCGGACACAGCCACATCAGCAGTAAGCAGAGCACAGGAAGCCGCATCGCAGGCAGGCAGAGGCTATTCTTTATTGAGTGATGTAACAGGTGGAGGAGGCAAGGCAGCATCAGGAGCCGCAGATGCCGCAGGTCAGGCTGTAGCAGAATCTAGACCAGTAATTCAAGAAGCAGGTCAAATGGCTGGAAAGGCTATGAGTAGTGCTAACGATTTGGCCGCTGCCGTTAGGGGAGGCACAGAACAATTGGTATCAGGAGAAGCCAAGCAAGGATTAGCCAGTATGGCGAAAACTGGTATTAAGTCATTAGTAGAAAAGGCAGGACTAACTGATATGGCGGAAGTAGCAGGCACAGCACTAACAGAGGCTGTGCCTATTGTAGGAGAAATAGCAGGTGTAGGTATGTTAATACACCAATTAATTAAAAGTCATAAAGAGAAAGAAGACGCACAAAAGAACCCTACCGCCGCAGGTGTAACAGCGTCAGCATCTACCGAACAATCGGCAGGCTTTGACCCTAAATCACTCATAGGTGATAGTAGTACTAGTGCGACTATTGTTTAGATTTTACTTTAGATGAAGACATTATATCTTTCATACCACTTTTTTTTTCTGGCTTATCATTTCTTATAGATGTCTTATTTAGTTTTTTTGGTTTTACTTTTTTTTTTTTTTTTTTTTTTTTTTTCTTATCTTCAGGCTTCGGTGGTTGTTTTTTTGTTTTGTCTGCTTTCCTGTAAGTAGGCATATTTTGTTAGATATATTATTAGAAGAAAAAAAAATATTCTTAACTATTATACTATGAACTTTAATCTTGTCTCTCCTAATAATAACGCCCACGAATTTACAGTAAGGTATCAAGAACCTATAGTAATACCTGCTAACTCATCTGTATATTTGAATTGGGCCACTTTTGAAAGGGATAATGTGGTCGTATTTACACAAGACCAAACATTTACATATGTGTTAGATGAGCCTATTCCACGATTTACCGAGGATGAGGTAGACCTAAAAGGATATAAACAGACTTACACAATCAAAAAGGGTAGATATACTATATCTCAATTACAGGATGAAATCCTTATACAACAGATTGATATAGATGGTAAAGTAATTTGTGGTTTTAATCCTACTGCTAGAAATATTTCACTATTTGGTGATGACCCAGTAGCAGGTGGATATGTAGGAGTTATAGAGCCAGATGACCCTGTATTAAATCTTAATCCATATCAGTTAGTAACTCCAAATCAAGATACTAACGCTGATTATCTAACTTTTGGTTTTAATATTACTAATAGATTAAATGATTCTAACAGTCCATCTACTCAACATCATAAAAATGCTACAGTTCATAGAGGACAAGGAAATAATTTAGCAAACCCAGCCTATGTAGCCTCGGCGGATGGAACTTTAGATGCTAACAATAGGACACAATACGGTAATAGTTATACTCTTTATGATGAAGAAAAATATATTCATATTGGTAAAGATTTAAATACATATACTACCACATCATCACAAGATGCTAACTTTAGGGTAAATGACGGTCGTGGGACTGATGAATTGAAACACGCTAACAGAATTGTAGCATTATGTAATAAAACAGTTCAAAATATTGAAGGTAAAATATGGATAGGTCTTTATTCTTTAGAGGCAGCAGAAAATGTAATTGATACAGAGATGACTAACCCTACTGGTGGTGCTAATATGACTGTTAGAGATGCTGGGACTGCTGATGAGTTTCCTTATGGTTTTGGTGGTGTAGAAGTTACTAGCACAGGTATTAAAATATTTGGAGGTTTTTTTGATGATTGGGCGTCAGCAGATGTAACTAAAAAGATTTATGAAGTTAGATGGGCTGATTTAAATATGAATCCTAACTATTTTCCTAAAGTATTTATTCAAACTTATTACCCAGATACAGATGTAATTACTAACGACACAGGAGCAGATGATGATAGTGAGAGTTTATTTGTTAGAGTTGGTCTTATTAATAATGGTAATATGACTGTAATAATTTATGATTCTAACTGGTATGAGACTAACTTTGACTGGATTTTTACTAAAGACTTCTTAACTGAATTTAGTTCTGTAGTTCCACCATCACAACATCAGCAGGGTGGAGGTGTTGGAGAGGCAAGCAGAAGAGCAGAATTACCATTTAATCCTATGGTAGCCGCAACTAAAACAAATGAGGGCTGGATTGATATAGCATATTCTGTAGTAGATGAGAGAAATGTAGGACCTGAAAAAAGTATGACTTTAGTTAGAAAATATCATTTAGAATTATCTAAAGAATTAGGAAATCTATTTACACCAAGTAAGGATAGCACAATTGTGTTAGACCAAAGATTTCCAACAACTAGTAATATTGTAAACCTTAAGGCATTTGTAGGTGGAAACTTTCTTAATGTAAATAACAATACTAACCAATTCTTTTATCAATTCAATCAATTGATTCATCAATATAGGTTAGATAAGTTTATAGTACTAATTAATGGCTTACCTATCAAAGCCTACAGTAATAAGGCAAACTTTGGAGGAACTCGTAAAACAATCCTCGCTAACATACCTAATCCATTTGCTGGCGGTGATGTGATTGGAGGCACAGGCGATTACAACGAGAGAATCATAGGGTCATATCAGTCTAGTATGGGTATTGTAAATCAGTTAAATAATCAGCAATTTACTACTAACAACTTTAGTATTAAAATAGTCAATATGGAAGATGAGACACCAGCAGAGCAATTGGATAAAGTAGTAATTAATTTTACTATAACAGTAAATCAATAATTTGTTAGATTAAAAAAAAAAATATTCTAACAAAAAAAAAAATATATAAATACTATATAACTCCAAAATGCCTATTATCAAGAAACATTTTAGTCTTTCGCCCTTAAATGATAACCCAGCCAAAATATCAGGAACAGCCGCAGGTGCTGGTGGTGCTATGGGTTCTGTTACTGGTGGCTTTTCGCATAAGGATGGCTTTCCAACTGTAAAATTCAGCATCCCACCACAGCCTGCTATGTTAGAAACTAACAGTTTGAGGTTAGTAGGACAAATTTTAGTAAAGGAGCCAAACGGATTAGTCAAAGGTGTAAATAATACACAGACTTTTGCTAATGGTCGTCAGTTAGCATCTGGTGGATTACAGGCTAATATGAGTGGAACTATTGAAGCCGATAACGGTGCTGGTCTTTCATCTCTTACCGCACTCAATATCCCTAACTGGGGTGGTGTGAAGAATGTTATTGATAAAGTAGTAATTCAAAGTAAAAAATCACTTATTGAATTATCTAGTAGTATCAACTACGGACAGTTTGTAGCCATTAATGAATGTTATTCTAACAACTCAAATGACTATAGATGCCTACCACTCAATAGAGGTTTAGCCTCTGGTCCAAATGCTGACCTAACCAATCGTAGAATGTTAGCAGCACCTAAAGCAGATACCGCCGCTAACGGTGGTTTTGATTCTCTCAAAGATGGAGAAAATGATAGAATGGTAGGTCAGTTTTTTAGTATTCCTATTAATGTGGATTTACTTAATGTGCCTAGCCTTATGTTAGATGACGGCTTTCTAGGTGGTTTGTTAATTACTTTACACCTAGCCCCTGATTCACATCTATTTTACAACAGATTTAATAAAATAGATGTAGCAGCACAGCCAGCAAGCGACCAGAGTGGAGTAAATTATGTGCTTAAGAATCTTAAGTTAGAAGGTCGCTATGTTGTCCCTACTCCACAGGAAATGTCGGCAGCCCCTAGGGTGCTACCACTCAATAGTAGATTAAATCTAATTAATGATTTACATTCATCTATTAACTCTAACTCATACACTCCACAGTTACAAATGGTTAAGAGTTTAGTAAATGTATTTTTAGATAACGACCAGACTAACAACTTTGCTAAAAACTGTAATAACTTTAGACATATACCAGCCATTAAAAAGACTATGACCGCCAAGAATGGCCTACGATTTCCACAGAATTATTCAGTAGAATGTAAGCCTAACGCCGAGACTGTAGTAGAGCAGGGGACTGGCGTAGGTGCCGCTTGGGACCCAGCACAATTACAATTTATTGTTAATGCTTATAATGATATAGAACATCGCCATTTATTTGAGAGAGCCGTATTAGGTGGTGCTACTCCATACCACTCATCCGCTAATCTCAAATTATCCAACGATTCACTTAAAGAAGATTACGACACCGCCGCCGCAGGTGCTAATGGTGTAATCAATAACTGTAAGGCTGACTGTGTTGGTATTGGAACCGATTATACATTAGGTGTAGGATTACAGCAGGACTTCGTAAATCAGGATTACAATCTAACAGTTGAGTCTGGAGTCAATTCAGGTAAGGTTGCCGCAGGTACTAATAGAAATGGTGGTGGTGTTACTAATCCGTTGCTACAGCAGACATTCGTCAAACATATGGGACAATTTGATTCTGTAAATCTCGTAAAGGTTATCTAACTTTTTTTTATTATTTTCTTTTTTATAATTAATATGACTACTACATTTTATATAGATGCTAATAGAAACAATTCAACTGTTAAGAGTGATGAGTATAAAAATAAATGGACTTATAAGTTATCTAACGCCGTTCAAATTCCTAGCAGTAGTGAGATAGCGGTCCAAGACTGCTTTATTAACAAAAAAGGTATTAGCGGTCAAACAATTGAGATTTTAGAAGATATTGAAGAAAAAATATATTTTTCATATTATCTAACAGACAATCCACACTGGACTCCACTACCTAACAATAACGCACCATATGGTAAAGCCTATACAGATGCCTTTGTTCCTTTTGGGTTAGTAGACCACACTAACGGTGATACTTTTACACTAACTAACTTTTTGAATGGAACCGATAGTGAAACAGGACAACAGTATATGTATAGTCAGCATATAATGAATCAAAGAAGTGATTTATTTAGACGATTTGATAGAAATGGTAATCAAACACATCATTCATCTCAAACTTTTGTAGATATAAATGACCCTTATAATGTAGGATATAGCGAACAGCCGATGATGGCTGTTAGAGTTAGTAATATTGAAACTATGAATCCAGCACATTATAACCCTACAGGAGGCGGACAATTTGAGGATTATCCATTTGAGCCTTTAATTGGTAATGTTAGTATTACCGTTCCTAAAGGTGTTTATTCTGTAAATGAAATAGCAGATTTGATTGAAGGTCAAATAAATGGAAAGTATGTAGATATCAAAGATGGTGATTATTATACAGATACATATACAAAAAGAAAAAATGATGGTGTTTATGAAGGCACTTTGGCTATTTTTAATGATGATTATAGAGATTCTATATATAGATTAACTGATGCGTGGGATTTATACGGAAATCCACAGAGTAGAGCCAGTTATATAGGAAGTCCTTCTAACTATCCATATCAGTTTAGCACACTCACAGGGGCAGGTGGAGGAAATATTAGACAACCCCTACCAAATCCTGACGGAATGGGTAGAGCACCCAACAAAAACTCAATTAATTCACAAGCCAAACCTACAAATAATGTAGGAGCAGAAACTGTGCCTAACAACGATATGATTTGTTTTATACCTCTTTATAGATATAGACAGTTGATGGCTAGATGGTATTATACACCAGTTGGATATAAATGGTTTAGAAGTAGAGATAATTTAAAAAATTCTGTAGATTTTACTTTTGATGATGGCGGAGTAGATGTAGATGCTACTAATCCACAGACTTATAATTGGGCTGAAAAAAATTTTAACTGGGGCGTACAGACCAATATAACAAATGAAAGGGGAGGTCTTATTGTCCCTAATCAGTTTGATTTAAAAGTAGGCACACCTAATAATATGAGTTTTTCACCTATAGGGTTACATTTATATAGAAAAACTAACAATTGTCCTGATTACTATCACGCAGCCACATCAGCAGTTCCACAAGTTATGCTAACAACACCAGAGCGAGTAAATCAGGATAATAATAGAGATGGCTATTATCTAGGAACTAGTGATTTTCAATTTACCTATTCAGCAGATGCTTCAGCCTTTAGTATTAGTAATTTACACCAAAATGTTAGAGTGCCTTCTATGGATATGTGGGGCAACAATAATGAAAATGAAGGAGAAAGCGTTACTTATATGAAACGGTGTGGAGGTAGATTTATTAGAGATAGAATGATAAAAAACAACGCTAACATAACAGATGATTTATACGCCAAAATAAAAGTTAGAATTCAATCAGCCCTACAGGCTAGTATGAGTAGAATAGGTGGTGTAGCAGTTTATAATTGGGCTTACAATACTTGTATGACTAAAGGTGATGTAGATTTTGATACTTATGATATACAAATAAATAGAACACAATCTAATGTATCTACCTACAATACAGGCAGTCGTCCATACCAGCCGAAGAGTGTAGTCAATAATCCACAGGTGTTTCCAGAACCATTATCTAACTATCAAGGATTACAATATAAGGATTTTTTCAGTAGTGAAGACAGAGCCAGAGATGCGTGGGAAGGCACATTATGGGCGAAGTTAGGATTTACTTATGATAATTTACAAAATGATAATTTATTTGAAAAGACTAAATATTATGATAAACCTAATAGTGATTTGAATGTAGGAGGACCAGCCCAGTTAGATTTAGAGGGATTAATAGAAAAAGATTTTACTATGTATGGAAAAACAACAGATTCGCAGTTAGACCCTTCTGTCGCACCAACTATATCTAACACAGTTAAAGCGGCTAACTTCGCATATCAGCAACCACCTACCGATTTAAAACATCCAGCCAAACCAGCACCAGCACAAATAACTAGGACATACGATAATAATGATGTATATGCCCCATATTTACCCTATGGTAGTATTGTAGGATGTGAGGGGACTGTGGATATTAACGGTCAAGGCGGTCAGTTAGATGGGACTGGTGGTGGTGAGACATATCAAAATTATCAAGGTTCATTTTACAGGAATGTGGCGATGTATCCTGTTCTAACAAAATCCAGTCCAATCAACGCCACCAGTTTGCCGAAACTATCACCTCACGGTTACTACCTAATTACTAGTGATATTATAGATAATTTTAGTGATGAAGTAAAACAACAACAGCCATTACCTTTACTCGGTGTAGTTCCAATATCTAACTTATCTAACCAAGATTTTATTATGTCTAAAAATACTATCATACATACTACACAACAGCCCAAGATACTCAACCAGATTAGTATAGAAATACTTAACCCTGACCTTACTAGCCCTATATTAGAGGATGGTTCATCTGTAGTGTTTCAAGTTACTATGCCTCTTCCTACACAACTCACAAACCAACCAGATATGACCCCACAGTCCAGAGCAGAATACGAGAAGCCAGACGAGGATAAGAAACAAGCATCCAAACAACCAGACCCAAGAACATAATTTGTTAGATTACTTTTTGAAAATATTTTTATCTAACTTAAAAAATAAATTCTAACTAATATTATAAGTAAACTATGTCTTTACTAGATAATCTATTACAATCAAATGATATGACTCGTGGAGAGATTGAAACCGCATCACTTAATAGACTTATGAGTGCTATGCCCCCTGAAATCCTGAATAAGGTTGTGGATTCCTATGAAGTAATACACAAGGATAAGCGAGAAGTAGCCGCACGAGAGTTAAGAGATAATTTTCTTAACGGTGTTAGTGATGGTGATAGTGAAGTGGGGAAATTCGTTACTAGTTATTTAGATACTATGAATCTGGCTAGTCTTCCATATTTTCACTATGAAGGGCGGCAGGGTGATGTAAAACCTATCTATTATCAAAATATGGCTGGTGATAAAATGCCGATACCTACAGAGGGTGGATATGCTGAAGCCTTTTCCGCAGTCCCTGAATTGTTAGAACGACAAATGGTATTTGAAGACATCGCATCAAATGTACTAAATAGAGCGTTAGGTTTTCAGGAGGT